GGTACGGCGAATAATCTCCTCATAAACGTAGAGATCGGTCGGGTACTTCAGGATACGTTGTCCATGGCTATCGCGGAGCGTGGTCCAAACCCGTGAATCGAAGAATGCCCGATTAGCTTCCGCCCAGTTCACTGATACGAAGCAATCGTCTGTTTCAACCCATCTTCGAGCGGCAGGAAGTCATCGACAGCCCATCCCAGAGGTTCTAGGGTGCTTGGATCACCGAGAACAATCGAATGCTCGGCTTCGCCCGGGCGCATCGGGACATGCTCGATGGTTCCCTGGCCCACCATCTCCACAACCATCTGCGCTAGCTGGTTCACGGTTGTCTTCCGGCCAGTGCCGGCCTCCATCACTGATGTGTACACACCGTGGTCGTTCAGAAGTGCTCGGCACATGATCTCGGCCACATCCTCAACCCAAATCATGTCCATGATCTGTTCGCCATCGCCGTAAATGACGATGGGGCGGCCCTCTAGCGCCGGAAGAATTAGGTTCGGCATGATCTTCTTGACCGGGTATGCCTTCTGGCGAGGGCCGTAGACATTCAGGCCGCGCACAAGTGCTATGCGGGTACCCCACTCCTTGTTGGCCATCAGGGCGAAGCGTTCGGCGGCCTTCTTGGTGATGGAGTAGGGATTCCACATCCAGTGATTAGCTGCCGCGATGTTGGCTGCCGGTACTTCATAGCGACGAATGGCCTTGAAAATGTTGAGGCCACCGAGGATGTTCACCTCGATGGCGGGTAGGGGGTCGTCCACGGTTTCCTGGGTCCCCAAGACACCGGCTAGATGCATCACGGCATCAGTGGTGCTTACTGCAAGGTCAACGGCCGAAGCATCCCGGATATCTCCGAGGATGTCGCATTCTCTAGTAACGCCAAACGTTATGGGTTCATGTCCTCGTTCCCGGAGTACCTCACATGTGTACTTGCCGATAAAGCCCGTCCCGCCGGTGACGAGGACACGCACTAGGTAGTTTCCTTCTTTGGCCGACCGGGGCCGCGCTTCTCGGATACTTCTGCTGGCCGTGTCTCGGCCCTCTTGGCGGGTGCCGCTGGCTTCCAGCCCAGGCGTGCTAACTCGTTCTTAACGCCCCTAACGTTAGTCTCATCGCCCCGTTGTTCGTACTTCGCCAATTCCCTAAGAAGGGATTCGATGACCTCTTTATCAACCTGGACCATACAACCCTCCCTCATGGCCGGGTGGGAGCCCGAAGGCCCCCACCCAACCTCTTTCCGGCCTTCAGCCTTAGAAGGTCGGTGTCACTAGACCAGTACCAGCAATCCTGGATGTGGCCTTGGCGTAGCGTGCGAACGTGAACGCGAAGTACCCGTAGGCCACGATGCGGACCAACAGGTTCCCCGATCCAACTTCGGGATACACCGCAATCGTCGGAGCACCAACCTCAAAGAGAAGCTGGTCTTCCCGACGAGTAACAACGATGATGTCCTCGTTCGTACCGGCACCCAGGGTAATCGGGATGTTCGGGTCAATCACAACCGGAAGACCCATCAAGATCCCGACTAGTCCCTGCGGCACGCTCGTTGTGCCCACTGCCATGGCATTGAACAATTGGTTCGCAGCCGGAGCATCCGGAAGCACCAACGGGCGGTTCTGCGAGTCCACCGCACCAAGGAAGAACGCCCAGCGCCTCGGGTGCATAACGATCAGGGTCGGGGCCGCAAAGCGGTTGGTCCAGACCTGCTGAACCGCGTCTGCAAACTTGGCATAGAGTTCTCCTGCGGTAGGCGTGGCGTCGGTGTAGGTAATCGAGTTCACGCCCGACAGCACCGTAATGCCGTTGGTGGCCTGCGTCAGCAACTGCACATCGAGCTGCTTAGCGTAGTCGGCCGCCAGATCCTGGCCGATCACGGTATCCGTAGCCGGGTCAGAACGGTCGAGCAACTGCCTCGAAATATCCTGCATACCGGCAACAGTATTCACTGTGAACGACAGGTAGTCCGTAACGGCGTTTGTTTCCTGGACCGCGCCAGCTTCAGCAACAACCGCAGTCGCGGTGCCCGTTGTCACTCTCGGAACGTTGAACGTCATGCCCACTTCGGGCAGAGAACGTGGACCAAGAGCATCTGCGAACGGCCGGCTTGCCCTTGCGAAATTGGCAAGCTCCTCGATGAGGTACTGAGGAGGCATTAGACCAGTACCACCCGAAGCGACTGTAATGTCGCGTCGCTCCACCGCAATCTCCCGGGCGTGCCTTGCCAGCCGGGTCTGGGCAGAGATATCGCCCTGCTCAGAACGGAAAAGGTCGCGGAAGAAGCTACGGAACTCGCCGTTATTCTCCCTAATGCCTTTTTCGTAGGTGCGCGGCTCAGTACCAACCTTAATTTCGCCACGAGGAACGTCATTAAGGGCCTTTTGCATGCGCTCAACGCGGCTGATGTCGCCAGAGAGCTTGGCGACTTCTGCCTCCTCCGCGCTGAACTGAGACTCCAGGTCTTCCCGCGTCTGCTTATCAGAATCTGGCCCAAGGCCCTGTAGGGCGGCATTGGTGCGCTCGAACTTCAACTGAGCATCCGCAAGTTCGGCCTGAAGCTCCTCAAGTGTTTTCACACTCATTGGAGTTTCTCCATTCGTTCTTGCAACTTAGCGAGGGTTGCGCGGCTAGCAGCAGCCTTTGTAGCCATAGCCACTTGCCACCTAGCGAACTCCTCACTATCAGCCTGCTCCGCGCCCGTTTGCGACGCAGCCTCCGCCTCTCCGACGACGGGGATCGGTTCTTTGACCAATTCGCTATCGACCATCCCATGAGCCTTCATGAGACTGCGAACAGCGGCCATAGACGTTTGGGGGTAGGCTCCCTGCGCGGTAACAGTCACGTCGTAGAGGCCACCCACGTTTCTAATGGTGCGCAGGACAGATTCATCCTCCTGCACTTCCCAATCATCTCCACCATCTGCAACGGTGAAGGCGAAGCTTCCCTGGTCGATATCACCGCGCTCAAGCGCGATGCGAAGGTCCTTGGCCCACGAATAATTGCCCACCTGTGCCTCCATTCCGAGGCCGGTGTTGTCGCTCCAGAGCCTCAATGTGCCGTTTTTCGTCCTTGCGCCGACGAAGCGCGTGTCGTGGTCCCAGACGAAATGCACATCAGGATCGGTGGCGAGGATTTCATCGAATGCGCCCTGCTCAATGATTTCCTTGAATCCGCCGAGATCAAGTGAGAGCTGGCCGGTGACGGCCGCATATCCTCGAATCGTGAACGCCTCGGTTTGCCGGCCGGTGTGGCGAATCTCCCATCCCTGGGGAGCGATTCGGACTTCCAGTAGGCCATCTTCGCGGTGAATCAAGCCGAACTGATTGGCTTTCGGTTCCGGTAGCGGTCGCTCTTCCTCCGTCATATCCCTAGCTCCAGGCTCGTTGGCATACAGGGCTGCCATATGCTTTTTTGCCTTGACTTGGGAGTCGTGACAGCCCTCGGATTCCCCGGTGGAATCCTTGATTACGCAGTATTGATTGCCCTTTTTGGCAATATGCCATGGCATTACTGTTCTGCCTCCGTCACGCCTGGTTCATTGGGCGCACCGCCCACTGGCGTTGCCTGTAATTCATCGCCGCCTTCGGCCGGTGCGTAATTCTCAAGCTCCCGAATCTCGTTGGCCATCAACCAGCCGCCCTGACGGGCACTCTTATAGGCCGCATAGCGCGTTGTGATGGATGGTTTCAGTACTGCACTGGTCAAGAATTCGGGGAAAAGCTCGCTGGTTGAAGGGAACAGGTCGGTATCGCGTTTGAGTGCCATCTCAATGCGACGCAACCTGGGGGCCATGTCGGCCTGAAGGAACTCATCCATATCCTGTTCCCAGGCCTTCTGGCTATCCAACTCCAAACCAACCATTCGGGGGTTCACCCGAAAGATGCGACAGACTTCCTCAGAAGAGAACTCCTGCTGCGCAATGTATTCCGCGTCTTTCAGGGAAATCCCGGTGGTTTGCCACGACGCGCCGCCAGTCAGTACCAATGGTCGGCTGGTTCCGGCATGGCGCTGCTCAAGTTCAAGCTGATAACGATCCAGGGACTCCTGGGTGGGGGTCCCTGGAACCTGAATCACGCCGGGGATATTTCCCCCACCGCTGGTATAGGTATTCATCTGGAACTGCCTAGCGGCTACAGCCGAACCCAGTGTCTCCTGATGGAGTGTGATAGGCGAAACACCCATATCCGCACCAGGGGAGGTCGTCCAGCCTCGGATTTGTAGGATTCGGGATACCGGCACTCGCTCCTGCTTATTATTCCGCCGGATCATGTAGAACTTCCGATTGTTCTCATCCCGTCTGATCTGCACATCGTTGGGATCGATTAGGTAGAGCTGGATATCGCCCTCGTTCTGCACCGGCCGCCGGCTCAGAGCCTTCCAAATGAAGGCATTGCCGGTGGTTTCGATGGACATGGCAGCGTCTTGCCAGAAGTCATAAGCCGATTGTTCAGCATTAGGCTGCTCTTTCAGGCGGAACCATTGCCAAGAATCCCGCGCCTCTTCCACCTCGGGGCGCTCACCCTCGTATACCTTCAATGGCATCATGCCGATGGTTTCGCTAACGACCCGAACACAGGCGTTTGCTGTGGCAAGGCCCATCGCAGTCGTTCGGTCAACGTAGATGCCGGCCGATGAATAGCCGGTTGGGCGAGTCGGCACATAGTTCTGCCAGTCGAAGAAGCGTTTTTCGGGCTTGGCAAAGTGCAATCCATCTCGGAAATTGAATTTCAGTCTCATTGGTCCGCCTGTCCGAGGAATACGAAGAAGTCCCGCTGATTCTCACTTGCCTGATGGGCGGCGATGGCCATAGCCACCAGGCCAGCTGTCTCGGCGGTAGGGATCAGTCCCCATCCCGACGTCCTATCCTTCGCTTCGCCAGCTAGAACCTGGGAGCGTAGTTGGCTGTTGCCATCATGTTGAAGTAGGCCGCCGGAAATCAGCCGCCAGAGACTAGTTGTAGCGATTGCCAGCATCTTGGGGCTTTGCGGAACCTTCTGCATGGGTAGGCCGGACTCCTCTAGTAGTTCGGCAGAACGACCGAACTGGTCGTAGTCGTAGGCGATCTCCCGAACCTTGTATCGCTCACAGATTCGCCTGAGAGAGAGTTCAGCATCACGCAGGGCCACTCGCCCATTCGGCGGGGCGGGAAGGATCTCGATATCCACCGCCACATGCTTTTCGGGCCTAGTGGCCACGATACCGATTCCAATGCCCGCACCGGCCCTAATGGCCACGTACACCTCGTCCCCATCTTGAAGATTGCCCAAATCGGCCTTACGGGCGTCCCAAATCTCTTCGGAAATCCATTGGGTCTTGGAGATCGTCCAAATACCGCAAGTAGCCCGGAGCCACTCGGGCCATAGCAGGCCCCCCGATTCATAGCGGTCCTTGAGGTCCTGGAGTTTCACCGCCCGCAGCGGATTGGCCCGCCTCACGGCCCGGAGATCATGAGGGCTATCGCCCTCGCCCAGACACCATTCGAGGAACTCCATAGAGCCCACCTGGGCCTGGTTCATCATCCCGGTGCGGGTGAACGATTCGTGCTCATGGGCCTTCTTGCGAATCTCATGGAGGAAGGACTGCTGCTCCCACCCAGCATTGGAAATGGTCAGCATCTTGGAATGGCGTTTGTTGAGACGCTGCTGAAGAACGTTGTAGAGGTGGCCGTTGGGATGGGCCTGCAGTTCGTCGACGAGGACCAGCGAAGGAATGACCCCCGAAGCCTTTTGTTCATCCGCCGCAATGACCCGGATTCGTCCCAGGGGTTTGCGGTTTGGCCCATCGCCCACGTGGTAGATGGCTCGGATTCCCCGCTTCACATCCAGGGGCAGGTCCGACCGCTCCACGAAGCCGGCCATCTGGTCGAAGATGATGGCGGCCTGGTCGGCCGATGCGGCAGCCACGATGCATTCAGCCTGACCGGTCGTAAGCATGTGATGAAGGCCCAAGGCAGCCAGGAGCGTGGACTTCCCATTGCCGGCAGGCAGTAGTACAAGCGTTTCCGGGTTCTTTCCGAAGTGCTTCTGGACGATCAATCGCTGGAAGGGTTCAAGGGTGAACGGTAGGTCGTTATCCAGAATCAGGGTCTTGGCAAAGGCAACGAACCCCTTAAAACCCGAAGTGACCTGGAAAATCTCTGGATGACGGGCCGAGG